ATTCTGATAAGCGCATCGCTGAAACAATGAAACAGCTCCTACCAAAAATGGGAATTAATTAATTATGATTTACGGATTAAAAAAAATATCGGAAGCGCCAACCGATATCGATCCGCACGATGCCGCGGCAATCGAACGAGAATCAAAGAATTGGTATTACTCAATCGACCAGGACGGGAACGAGTTTGCGATCACAAACCCTATCACGTGGAAATGGGAGCAGCGAAAACCGGGAATATGGTACCGGATACGGCCGCTACCCATTACAATCAGCGAGGCCCTTGAACGCGTGAGGGAGTTGCAAAGGGCACAGAATCAACGAGGTTGAGTTTTAAGGGCGCGGCCAAGGGTAACGGTAGCTTGAGCGGTAAAACCCAATAGCGACCATCCTGGGCCGTTTAATCACTACGCAAAATTTGCATAGCTAGGGAAGCGCAACATGGCAACAGACATACTAAACTGGTACGAAAATCACGAACTTCCAGAACAATTTCAACGCGTTAGAAACCTTTACGCAGCAATTCTTGACCGCGCACTACTAGACCTTCGATATTACCGGATCTGCGACAATACAAACCGATGGATCATCTCAACCGCATACACAGACGCGCGCTCCGCTCAATCCTGGATCGATGACCTCTACCCAAACGCCGCAATTCGCTGCAGCACCGTCCTCCAGGTTCTAGGGCTAGACAAACGTGATATCGATACCTATCTTGACAAACATGGAATCAGATTCGACTACCAAGACAAGCCACCCGCAGTCCGCCGCTCCAAAAACTCGCGGACGCCCGACTAAGTACGATCCCTCTTGTATCCCACTCGTTAAAAAACTATGCGAAAAATTTGGAGCCACAGATAACGATATTGCCGAATTTTTAGGCGTAGACCGTGACACAATTTACGAATGGAAGAAAAAATTCCCGGAATTTGCCGACGCCCTAAAAGATTCTAAAGCACAGTTTGATAATGAAATTGAAGCATCTATGGCCATGGCAGCCAAAGGGCACATGGGCCCAGATGATAAATATTACCCGCCTAACCCGACCATGGCTATATTCTGGCTCAAAAACCGCAGACCTGAGAAGTGGCGCGACAAACAAGACTTAGAGCACTCAGGCCAAATTCAGGTAGTACCCGCGCTAGTAATCAAAAGCTAGGTCATGGCTCGCAGGCGAGAATCTACAGTTGAGCTCCCATCCCTGCTACCTAAACAGCAATTCGCGTTTGAAACCCTTGCCAACGAGATACTACTGGGAGGCGCAACGCGGGGAGGCAAGACGTTTGCCAATAAGTTGATGCTGATCCGCCTATGCTCCGCAGTCAGCAACCTACAATGCGACATCTTCCGCCTGCACCTTGACGACGTATACAACAGCTATATGGAAGGCGAAGACTCGTTTAACGTGCTCTTAGCCCCATGGATACGCGATAAACTGGTTACAATCACCAAGCAGGAGATCTATTTCACTTGGACAAATTCACGTATCACTTTAGAACATCTCGGCAGCGACTCCGCTAAAAGCAAGGGCCAAGGAACCCCGAAACAGATACGCATATTTGACGAAGCTACTCAGCTACTCGAAACCCGGTTCCGATTCCTTCGCGGGTGGGTAACTATCACGGAGGCCCACAAGAAAATTGCAGCTGAAGAGCTTAAACAGGTGTTCCCAAATATGACACTGGAGGAGCGCCTGAGCTACTTCCCACGCATCATTTACAGCACCAACCCAGTGGGTGTATCCGCTGGCTATTTCCGCCGTGGGTTTGTCAAAGCTGCGCGCAAATACGAGATATTCCAAGCGCCTCCGGAAGACGGAGGTTTTAAGCGGGTATACATCCCGTTTCTCGTTACAGACAACCCGCACGAAGACCCTGAGGCAGTAAAGCGCCGTATCAGCGGACTAGGCGACGCAGCGCTAACCGACGCACTGCTAAACGAAAACTGGGACGCGCCAGTCGGTGACTTTATCCGCGAATACGACGAAAACAAGCACAAGGTGAATGACTTCGAACCGCCAGAACATTGGGTAAAATTCCGCGCTTTCGACTGGGGCGGTGATGATCCGTTTTGCGTCCTATGGGCGTGCATCTCAGACGGCAACGAGTTTAGGGACAACGAGGGGAATACCCGCTGGTACCCGCGAAACTCTATCATCGTTTACCGCGAGTGGTACGGCTGCCAAGAAAACGACCAGGCACGCGGTATCAACATGCCCAACTCCGATATCGCTAAAGGTATTGTGGCGCGCACACCGGAACGAACCAGCAATATTACCCTTACTGACTCACTCCCATTCCAAAGGCGCGGCGGGCTACTCATGGCTACCGAGTTTGCTAACGAGGGCGTTCCCCTCACTCACGCCAACACCGACAGAGTGATCGGGTGGAAAAAGGTCAGAGATTTACTCATAGGCAAAGACAACATCCCCTATCTGTATATCGCCGAATCCTGCCGCTACCTCCGCGAGTACTTGCCAGCCCTCCAAAGACATGCGACAAAGGTTGACGACGCCGTGGATTCAGGGGAAGCAACACACGCCTGCGATACACTCCGTTATTTATGCGCCACTCAAGCCATCAGCCTGCCAAAAGCGCCGGAAAAAGTACCGGACAGGTTGCCCCCATCTCCGAGATTATCAATTTCACCAGCCCACATACTAAAACAGAGACAGACAAAACATGGCACTAGACGAACGCGCTGATTACCAAGAGGCTGCAGGCGAAAAGGTCAATAAACGCGACACGCCACAATTCTGGCAGCGCTGGATCGGTGTCGCTGAGAACGCAGCGCGCCCACATTGGCAGGATTCAAGCCGTGCATGGCGCGAGGATAACGCGCAAAACGGTAACAGCATCTACCAGGACGGGCAGCGCAAATGGTCAGGCTCAGGCGGTATCGAGTGGGATGGTGCTCGGTATCCTATTTGGTGGAGCACAAATCAGTTAATGCGCTCCGCGTTTTACTCGCGCACTCCTGAAATTTACTGCCGACGCGTGTTTGGTATTGAGGATCGTAACGCCCTCACGCAAACGCTGATAATGGACAGGCTCGGCAGGTATGCGATCGAGGTTGGCGATCTTGATTGCACAATGCGGGATTGCGTTGCCGATTACCTCAACAGCGATAAGACCACGACACAGGTTTGCGTCAAATACGAGAAGGTCAAAAAGAAAGAGCGCAAGCCCGTTATACCAGCAGTTGAGCTAAACCAATTTATCGACGTTGGAACTGGTGAGCTAACCACAGAAGAAATACTACAAGACCCGCAGACTGGAGAACTGTACTACGAAACCGATACCGAGGTTGTAGACGTTAAAAACGTTTACTCCCGCGCCGTCCCCTATGACCACATAATCCACACACCAACCGCGCGAATATTCCAAGAAATTACAGATATCGGATTCTATTTTTGCTTTACGCGTGATGAGGCGATTGAGCGATTTGGCGAGGAGACCGTAAAAACGTGGCCGACTGCAGTGTGGAAACACAGCAAGAACATGATCGACCGCGACGAACAGACTCACGATTCTAACGATTCCGGCAAATATCAGATCGGAGAATCATCTGAGAAAAGCGCGGACATGATTATTGAGGGTTGGGAGATCTGGAGTAGCGTCACAAAGAAAGTGTACTGGTATTGTCCTGCTTACCCTGAAGACTTCCTAGAGCCGCCAAAGGAAGACCCCTACAAGCTCAAAAATTTCTTTCCGTGCGCGCCGTTTGTCATTGGCAGCAAACCCAACAAAAATATGTATCCATGCGTCCCGTTTGTTAGATTGTGGCCTACCATTGATATGTTCCACATCATGTACGGCCGCGTAATGAACTTGATTGACGGAGCTCGCAGGCGCGCTCTTGTAGCAGGCGACGAGGATGTGGTTACCGCGCTCAATCAAATAGGCGATGCAGAGTTCGTTTCGTGTCAGGATTTCCAAAACCTTGTCAATAACATCGGGCTCGATAAACTGGTTTATTATGTTCCAGTTCAGGAGCTAGTCAACTGTATTGCAGAACTAAACGCGCAAGATGAGAAGTTTAAGGCCAACTACGACGAGTGGCGCGGTGTTCCCGATATTTTACGTGGCCAGTCAGACCCGATCGAAACAGCCGCAGCAGTTGAAACAAAGGTATCAGCAGCGCACGACCGATTTAAGAACGAAAAAAAGGCAATCGCAGACCTTGCGCGCGACACTATCGAATTGATGGTTGATATGTACCTTTACCTATTCGACGACGAGAAGATCGCTCGGATAGTTGGGTATCAATACATGCAACCAGAAGATCAACAGCAATTTCCGGTCGCTCTTGCAGCGCTTAGAAACGACGAGGAGCGCACGATTAGAATTGAGGTGGAGACTGATACAACCTCTTACCTTGGCGAACAGATACGCATTCAGCAACGTAATGCAGCGGTAACGACCGTGGTTGAGGGCTTGGCTAAACTGCAGCCTATGATTCAGGAATCGCCACAAGGCGCTGCAGTGGCCGCGCGAGTAATCGCCGAATCACTAGACGGTTACGGCGCAGGGCGTCAGTTTGTCGAAGACGTGCAGAGATATATCAATTCATGGGTTGAGAAACTAGAAGCGCCGCCGCCTGATTCAGGGCCTCCGCCTCCTGATTACGAGCAGATGAAAATCCAAGTAGCGCAAATGAACGCCGAAACCAACCGCATGAAAGTGGAAGGCGAAACTTACAAAATGCAGATGGAAAACATGCGCCGCGACTTCGAGATGCAGTTACAACAGCAGAAGCAGCAATTTGAGCAATGGGTACAGCAAAACTACCTTGCTCTTGATGCAAATCGTATAGCTGGCGAGATGGAAAACAAAAGCGCAGACAACGAGCGCTTAAACGTAGAGGCTCAAGCCAAGGTTATCCAGGCTATGAAACCTGGTGAACAAGACACAACTAAAAAAGCGGAAGCACCAACAACCATTATCGTGAATAACGCGGCGGGGACTGCTCCGGCAGCCGTGCCAGATATTCCGATTGATATTTTGGGCAGCTTGTAAATGAGTGAAATAGGAGACCACGGCAAAGGTCGCCGCGGTGTGTTTTTCTGGAATAAAGAAACTGGCGAGTTTGAATTAGTACCGCCTAAACCGTCAATCTGCGCGGTGCCTGCCCCATTTGTTATAAGCGATGAAATCATTGGCGGTATCGAGTCAATGGTGGACGGAAAGATCTACGACTCTAAATCAGCGCTCCGCCGCAGTTACAAAGAGCAAGGCTACATCGAAAAGGGAAACGATCGAGTACCGCGCGCTAAAGCGCAGTCACTAGAGGAACTTGAACGAGAGATCAGAGAAGACGCAGAAAAAGCGTACTACGATCTGAAATATAACCGAGTGGAGATCAGCGAATGGCAACGGGAACAGAACAACAGGGAGATACAGGCACTGGAAGCGGAGAAGCGCAGGAGCAAGACACGCTGGGCCCGATAGCGCCTGAGATTTTAGACTACGAACCAGAGGCAGACGAGACGCCCCATGAAACAGCCAGGAAAATCGCGCATCTACTCGACTCCCAAGACGATAATGGGCAAGAAAGTACGCGGCAGCAAGCGCAAGAAAAAGCCGTTGGGGATACAGAGACCCAAGACGGACAAGTAAAATCTAAACACTCGGCTAAACAGCAGGACGCAGCGCAACAGCTCAACCAAAGCGATGCAGCGGCCACAAACGATCCTGAATTGGCTCCTCCTGCCATTATTCAAGAGCACCTCAAAAAATCGTTTCAGAAATTACCGGACGAATTTAAGAGGGAAGCGAACCGGATATTTAAGACTATTCAAGCCAACGGCACGCGCGTTCAGCAGCAGCTCACGGAGTCGCTTAAACACTCCGAGAGCATAATTAACAATGCTACCGCATACATCCAAAACAATAACATTATCGACCCTCAAACTAAGCAATTTTATTCACCAAATAGGCTATTTACTGAACTGCTACAGGCGCATACGGCAATCAATAAAGACCCCGATCGCGCAATCGCCAACATGATCATGAACATGAAGGCGAACCCTGAAAATATTGCGCTATATTTAAAAGGGCAAAACCCGTCAGGATTTGATGCCAGGAACGACCCCCACATTTCATCCTTGCAAAACGAGTTACAATCGCTCAAGAATGAACTCAGTAGTTACCGTGAGAACGTACACAGGCAAGAGCGGCAGCCCGTAATTGACCAATACAGCGCGGTAATGAACGAAGTAGATCCAGCGTCAGGCGAGATCCGCTACCCGGAATTGCAGGATTCTGAGTTTCTACATGCCACGGGCCCGATAGTTGATGCGCTATTGAGAACTGGGCGTTATTCCCATGGTCAAGCACTTAAACAAGCTTGGTCAACTCTTACCGGGAAAAGCCACTCTCAACCAAGCGGAACCCAACAAGTCACCCAACAACAGCCAAAACAGATCAATTTTCAGGAACGCGCGAGAAACGCGGCTATTTCTGTTAGAGGTCGAATACCTCCGGCGGGCTCAGATAGGGATCCAAGTGACGATCTAGAGCTTTCCGAGATTCCAGACT